TTATAACAGAGTCTTTAGTGTATAGAGCATTTCGATAGCTTGGCGTGGCGTCAGGTTGTCCACGTCGAGCTTGCCGATCTTCTCGATCACCGGATGCGGCAGGCTGGCGAACAGGTCACTCTGGTGCGGCGTGCTGGGCGCTCCCGGGCTTGCTGGCGCGGTTTCGTGGGGCAGGCTGTTGGTTTCCAGGCGGCCCAGGTGCTCGCGGGCACGCTGGATCACCGGTGCCGGCACGCCTGCCAGTTGTGCCACTGCCAGGCCGTAGCTCTGGCTGGCAGGCCCTGGCAGCACATGGTGCAGGAATACGATGCGTTCGTTGTGCTCGGTAGCGTTCAGGTGCACGTTGGCCACCAGCGGCTCGCTTTCGGGCAGCACGGTCAGTTCGAAGTAGTGCGTGGCGAACAGCGTGTAGGCGCGCAGCTGGGCCAGGCGCTCGGCGGCGGCCCAGGCCAGCGAGAGGCCGTCGAAGGTACTGGTGCCGCGGCCCACTTCGTCCATCAGCACCAGGCTGCGTTCTGTGGCGTTGTGCAGGATGTTGGCGGTTTCGCTCATCTCCACCATGAAGGTAGAGCGCCCACCGGCCAGGTCGTCGCTGGAACCGATACGGGTGAAGATGCGGTCCACCAGCGACAGCTCGCAGCTGGCGGCCGGCACGAAGCTGCCGATATGCGCCAGCAGCACGATCAGTGCGGTCTGGCGCATGTAGGTGGACTTACCACCCATGTTCGGGCCGGTGATCACCAGCATGCGCGTGTTGTCGTCCAGGCCCAGGTCGTTGGCCACGAACGGCGTGGTCAACACCTGCTCGACTACCGGGTGGCGACCCTGGCTGATGCGCATGCACGGTTCGTCGACGAATGTCGGGCAGTTGAGGTCAAGGTTCAGCGCACGCTCGGCCAGGTTGCTGACCACATCCAGTTCGGCCAGCGCCGCGGCGGTGTCCTGCAGCGGGGCCAGGTGGCCGATCAGGGTTTCGAGCAACGCATCGTAGAGCATCTTCTCGCGCGCCAGGGCGCGGCTCTTGGCCGACAGCGCCTTGTCTTCGAACGTCTTGAGCTCTGGGGTGATGAAGCGCTCGGCGCCCTTGAGGGTCTGGCGGCGGATGTAGTCGGCCGGCGCCTGTTCGGCCTGCTTGCTCGGCAGCTCGATGAAGTAGCCATGCACGCGGTTGTAGCCGACCTTGAGGTTGGCAAGGCCCGTGCGGGCCTTTTCGCGGGCTTCGAGGTCGATCAGGAACTGCCCGGCGTTCTCGCTCATCGACAGCAGGTCGTCGAGCTCGGCGTCATAGCCGACCTTGAGCACGCCGCCATCACGGATCACCGCAGGCGGGTTGTCGATGATCGCCTTCTGCAGCAGGTCGGCCAGTTCCGGGTAGGTACCGGCGATGGCCGCCAGGCGCGCCAGATGCGGTGCCTCCAGCTCGGCCATGGCGTTCTGCAGTTCAGGCAGCGCGCCAAGCGCGTCGCGCAGGCGCGCCAGATCCCGTGGGCGAGCATTGCGCAGGCCGATACGGGCGAGAATCCGCTCGATATCGCCGATGTCCTTCAGTTGCGGTTGCAGCTTCTCGAAGCGGTAGCCGTCGAGCAGGCAGCGAATCGAGCTCTGGCGGGCCTGCAGCACCTTCAGGTCACGCAGCGGCCGGTTCAGCCAGCGGGTCAGCAGGCGGCTGCCCATGGCGGTCTGACAGCGGTCGATCACCGATTGCAGGGTGTTGTCGCGGCCCCCGGCCAGGTTGACGTCCAGCTCCAGGTTGCGCCGGCTGGCGCCGTCGAGCACCACGGTGTCGTCCAGCCGCTCGTGCTTGAGGCTGCGCAGGTGCGGCAGGGCGGTGCGCTGGGTTTCCTTGGCGTAGGCGAGCAGGCAGCCGGCGGCGCCGATGGCCAGGGTCAGCTTCTCGCAGCCGAAGCCCTTGAGGTCCTGGGTTGCGAACTGCTGGCACAGGCTCTTGCGCGCCGAGTCACGGTCGAAGTCCCATGGTGCGCGGCGGCGCGAGCCACGGCGCTTCTCGGCGGGCAGGCCCTGGGGCCAGTCGTCGGGGATCAGCAGCTCCACGGGGTTGACCCGCTCGAGCTCGGCCAGCAGGTTTTCCCAGCCCTTGAACTCCTGCACGGTGAAGTTGCCGCTGGTGATATCCAGCACGGCCAGGCCGAACAGGCGTTCGTCACCCAGTACGGCGGCGATCAGGTTGTCGCGGCGCTCGTCGAGCAGGGCTTCGTCGCTGACCGTGCCTGGGGTGATGATGCGCACCACCTGGCGTTCCACCGGGCCCTTGCTGGTGGCCGGGTCGCCGATCTGCTCGCAGATCACCACCGATTCGCCCAGCTTCACCAGCTTGGCCAGGTAGCCTTCGGCGGCGTGGTAGGGGATACCGCACATGGGAATCGACTGGCCCGCTGACTGCCCGCGGGCGGTCAGGGTGATATCCAGCAGTTTGGCGGCCTTCTTCGCGTCTTCGTAGAAGATCTCGTAGAAATCGCCCATGCGGTAGAACATCAGCTGGTCCGGGTGCTGGTTCTTCAGCTTCCAGTACTGCTGCATCATCGGGGTGTGTGCGGAAAGATCGCTCATTACAGAAACTTGGCTCGCAGTGTCGTTTAGACCAAAGGCAGCGGGCAATGGTACAGGGATTTTTTCCCCGTTGCCGGGCCTAACGCTGCGCAGCGACCTTTTGCCCCTGGCATTGTGTTAATGCATATTTGAATTTGCATTTGCGCACGAGATGAGTACTATGCACGTTATGCAAAAACGCAACGTAGCTACCGTCTTGAGAGCATTGCTCGACCGCCACGGGATCTCCCCCACGGAGCTTCACCGTCGCACCGGCGTGCCCCAATCCACCCTGTCGCGGATTCTCAGCGAGAAGATCGTCGATCCTTCCGACAAGCATGTGTCGAAGATCGCCGAGTACTTCGGCGTGAGCACCGATCAGTTGCGCGGCCGTGCCGACCTGGGCGATACCCGCCCGGCGAACGCGCCGCGCGCCGACGTGCAGCTGCAGGACATCAGCCTGTGGGATGACGACACCCCCGTCGAGGACGACGAAGTGTCCATTCCGTTTCTTCGTGAGGTCGAGTTGGCAGCAGGATCAGGACGATTCGTCATCGAGGAAAGCGAGAAGGCCAGCCTGCGCTTCGGCAAGCGCAGCCTGCGTCACAACGGCGTGCAGTTCGACCAGGCCAAGTGCGTGACGGTGCGAGGCAACAGCATGCTGCCGGTGCTGCGTGATGGCGCCACGGTGGGGGTGAATGCGGGCAAGAGCGGCATCGGCGACATTGTCGATGGTGACCTGTATGCCATCAACCACAATGGCCAGTTGCGCGTGAAACAGCTGTATCGCCTGCCCACGGGTATCCGCCTGCGCAGCTTCAACCGCGACGAGCACCCGGACGAGGACTACACCTTCCAGCAGATGCAGGAGGAGCAGATCAGCATCCTCGGGCATGTGTTCTGGTGGGGCATGTACGCCCGCTAGGTTCTGTCGCTACATCAAACCCGCCTCGGCGGGTTTTTTTGTGCCTGCAAATGCCTGCAGGGGACGGCCTTGCCGGCGAATGATCGCACCAAATATTTGCGGCAATCCCACCGAATCCTTCACCGGCAAGGCCGGTTCCTGCAAAAAATCTACCCCTCAAGACAGCACTGCAGCGCAAGCAGGGCAGGGCTTTCATGCGTTAGCGCAAAACCGCGTGCATAAATATTTCCAAAAATGCATTGACTGCATATGCATTGATGCATAACCTTTGTCTCAAGCCGGTCAGACACCGGCAGTGGCAAAGGCAGCGATGAACAGGCCTGAACTGTTCAGAGGGTTGGCAACTGACCCGGGTGTGCAGCGTAAAGCACCGTAAGCAGTTATCCGGCGGGCAGGCGGCCGCGGTCGGAGGAACAATTTGAGGCGGGATCGCACGGCGCACCAGCAGTGGCCGGCGGTCCGACAACGCATTACTGAAAAGCCTGGGCGACCGGGCTTTTTGGAATGCCGAGTGATCGGCTGTTCAACAAGGGAGCACGAGCATGACAAACGAGCAACAGACGTTGCTGGAAATGCCGATCTGGCTGGTGATCGTCCTGGCATTGCTGGGCGGTCTGTCTGGCGAGATGTGGCGCGCAGACAAGGAGGGCGCCCGCGGCTGGGGCCTGTTCAGGCGACTGCTGCTGCGCTCCGGGGCCTGCATGGTCTGCGGCGTATCGACCGTGATGCTGCTGTATGCCAGCGGGCTGTCGATCTGGAGCGCCGCAGCCTTTGGTTGCCTGACCGCCATGGCGGGCGCCGACGTGGCCATCGGGCTTTACGAGCGCTGGGCTGCGAAGCGGCTGGGTGTGGCACAGGGCGTGCCGCCCCTGGCATCGGATGCGCCACTGCAGTGCGACCTGCGTGAGCGCGACCAGGAGCAATGATCGTCGCAAACACTATCGAAAGCCGCTTGCAGCGGCTTTTTCATGTCCGGAGAAACCTATGTCTGATAACACCCGCTTGTACGAGAATGCCGGCAATGTCGGCCTAACCCTGGCCCAGGGGCCGCGCGACGCGGTGATCTACGGCTCTGCCACGTCGGTCAGGCTGAGCAGGAGTTTTGTTGCGATGGGCGGTTTTCGCTTTCGCGGCCAATACACACGGGGCATGGTTCCGACCTTCGCGATGGCTGACAAGGTCGCCAGCGTGGCGCCAGCCGGTCTCGGTGCCGAACGCAGCAACTGCAAAGAGAGCTGGTACGCCGCCTTTGCCTGTGCCAATGAAGGTGACGCCAGTGCCGTGGTGAAAACCATGCCGTTCCTGCGCGTGGGCAGTATCAGCGGCAACGTGATCACGCTGAACAAGGCCGGCGAGGGTACCCACGATATCGCTGAAAAAAGCTACGACTGGATGGCCGACAACAATCTTGCCGGTGTGCAGTGCCTGGTCATCAGTGAGGGCGGGCAGTGGTCCGGCCGGGTAGCGACCGTCGTCGCTAACACTGCAACCACCCTTACGCTCGACAACATAGGGGCGCTGTCCTTCGGCGCATTTTTGTTGCCCGCGCCCCCCGGGTTCGCACATTTCTGCTACCTGGCGTCGTTCTATCTGGACACCCATGAGGTGCGCAACATCTACGACACCGGCACCGAGGTGGTGTCCAGAGGCATTTACCTGCTACGACCTGAAACGCCCGGTGCAAGTCCAGGCCCTGTCGGCACCTTGATGGACTGCTCCGGGTATATCGCACCCTTGGCTACCGGCGTTCGAATGGACTCCAGGTGCGTCATGAGCACCTCTGCCACCGGTGACTACGCCGAGTACTTCTCGCCCGACAGCGGAAACCACGATGTACGTACCAACTACGACCTGAAGGACAACAGCGGCTCGCGCAGCTTCGTGTTCGGTGGCGTATCGCTGGCGTTCCTGTACCCGCAGACCTTCAACTTCAAGAATGCCGGCACGCTGGCAGCCAAGCGCTCCGAGGGCCGGATTGCGCCGACCGGCTGGTTCGAGCCGTAGTCGCCGCAGTGAACGCAACGCCCGCTGCAACCGCAGTGGGCGGCTTGCCGAAGAAGACACGAAAGGAGGGCTTGTGAACGAACTCAAGCTATTGAGCCAGGCCATTACCGCAACATTCCAGGCGGGTGTACCTGATTTCGCGACGGTTGAAGCGTTCAGCGCAGTCAACGAGCACACTCCGCAACCGGCACTGTGTCACACCATCACCGCTATGGAGGCAAGCGTTGACCCCGGCGATGGACGCTTGTGCATCCTGGCGCGTTTCGAGGCACGCATCCTGGTGGATGCACAGCAGCAACACGCCGCCCTGCAAGCCGCCACATTGGCGGCGAAATCAACGCTTGTGCTGCACAAGCAGTTCTGGGGCGTGGATTTCGTCGCGGCGACCCTCAATGTGAAGGCGCAGACGGCCATACCTGCCGAAATACCCGGCACCCTGGAATGGCGGGTGCAATGGCAGCAGCCCGTTTACCTTGGCGACCTGCAGTGGCCCTGGCCAGACCAGCCACCCGGTTCGCTACTGTTCGCCTTCAGCCCGGACACAGGGCCCGCGCACAAGGACAGCTACCAGGCACCGGAGGACATGGCATGAGTTACGCCAGCTCCATGCATGACCGAATGCTGGCGGCGTTGGTCATTCCATGTCGGGTGGTCGGCATCGACCTGGCAGCAGCGCGGGTACGGGTCTCCGATGGCGCCGGCTGGACCAGCGCCTGGGTGCGCTGGCACAGCCACGCGGCAGGCAAGGCCCGCCACTGGCGTGCGCCGAGCCTGAACGAGCAGGGCGCACTGCTCAGCCCCAGCGGTGAGCCGGCGCAGGGCACCTTCGTACCGGGCCTGTACGGCAATGCCGGCGCGCCACCCGACAACCGCGAGCACGTCGAGGTATGGCGCTTCGATGACGGTGGCTCGCTGGTCTACGACTGGCAGGCCCGCAGCTACAGCATCGAGCTGCCCGGTGGCACCGTCAGCCTCAAGGTGGCCGGCAGCTCGCTGCTGGTCACCGACAACGCAATCACCCTGAACGCCGCCAACATTGCCCTGACCGGTGAGGTGAGCATCAACGGTGGCCTGCGCGTGACCGGTGACATTCTGGGGGCCGGCAAGATCATCGACACCGGCGGCAACACCGCCAATCACAAGCACTGAACCCCGCCCGCCGACGCGGGCTTTTTTATGCCTGGAGACAACATGGCTAGTGAATGCATTCAGGCCAGGGAGGTACCGCGATGATCGGCATGAGCCGCCACGGCGGGCAGACGCTGTCCGGCATCGGGCACCTGCGCCAGTCCATCGAAGACATCCTCACCACCCCGCTGGGCAGCCGGCGCATGCGCCCCGACTACGGCAGCAAGCTGCGCCGTTTCGTCGACCTGCCAGTCAACGAGGGCTGGAAGAGTGCGGTGCAGGCCGAGGTCGCCCGCGCCCTGACCCGCTGGGAACCACGCCTGAAATTGCAGCGGGTGCGCGTGGTGGCGGTAGTGGGCGGGCAGATCAGCTTGCAGCTGAGCGGGCAGTACCTGGGTGACAGCCAACTGCTGGAGATAACGGCATGAGCAACGTGGAACTGTCGGCGCTGCCCGCGCCGCAGGTGCTGGAAGATCTCGACTTCGAGGACATCTTCCAGGATGACCTGGCGGCCTTTCGGTCGCACATGGGCGAGAACTGGGACGCGCTGCTGGAAAGCGACCCGGTAACCAAACTGCTGGAGGTGGGCGCGTACCGCAAGCTGCTCAATCGGGCGCGGGTCAACGATGCCGCCAAGGCGCTGCTGCTGGCCTATGCCCAGGGCAGCGACCTGGACCAGCTGGCAGCCAACGTGCAGCTCAAGCGGCTGGTGGTACAGGCCGAAGACGCGAACAGTGTGCCACCGACCCTCGAAGTGCTTGAGGAAGACGATGCACTGCGCGAGCGGGTGCAACTGGTGTACGAGGGCCTGACCACCGCCGGCCCGCGCAACAGCTACATCCTGCATGCACGCAATGCCTCGGGGCAGGTGGCCGATGCCTCTGCAGAAAGCCCGTCACCGGCAGTGGTGGAGGTGACGGTGCTGAGCCTGGAGGAGAACGGCATCGCCAGTGCGCAGTTGCTGGCCGAAGTGGCCGCCTACCTCAACGACGACGATGTACGCCCGGTGGCGGACCGCCTGGAAGTGCGCAGTGCCGAGGTGATTCCTTATCGCATCGATGCCGTGCTCTACATGGCCGGGACGGGGCCGGAGAACGAAGCGACCCTGGCCGAGTGCCAGCGGCGCCTGCAGGCCTGGGTCAACCCCCGACGACGTCTTGGCGTGGAGGTCTCGCGCTCGGCCATCGATGCGCAACTGCACATCGCCGGTGTGAGCCGGGTGGAGCTGCGCAACTGGACCGACATCCGACCGAGCAAGGCGCAGGCGGCCTGGTGCACCGGGTTCGAACTGACGCGGGGGGGCTGACATGCACAGCCTCCTGCCGCTCAACAGCACGCCGCTGGAACGGGCCGTCGAGGCGGCCTCCAGCGAAGACCTCAAGGTCACCCTGCGCACCCTGTACAACCCCGATACCTGCCCGGCGAACCTGTTGTACCAGCTGGCCTGGGCCTGGTCGGTGGACCGTTGGGACGACACCTGGCCCGAGGCGATCAAGCGCTCGGTGATTCGCTCCTCGTTCTACGTGCATGCCCACAAGGGCACGATCGGCGCATTGCGCCGCGTGGTGGAGCCGTTTGGTTATTTGATCGAAGTGATCGAGTGGTTCAAGGCCACGCCCCCGGCGGTGCCCGGCACGTTCGCGCTGAAGATCGGCGTGTCCGAGGCGGGGATCAGCGAACAGACGTACCAGGAACTGACCTGGCTGATCGACGACGCCAGGCCCGTCAGCCGACACCTGAGTGGCCTGGTCATCAGCCTGGAAACCGCTGGGTCGCTTTACCTCGGCGCCGCGCTGCAAGACGGCGACGAACTTGACATCTACCCGCCTGCGCCGGCCGACCTCACGGTCATGGGGGCCATCGGGCGTGGTGGGCGAGAGCACACCATTGACTATCTGGACATTTACTAATGGTTGATCAGAACTCCCAGTTCTACGCGATCCTGACCAAGGTGGGGGCCGCGAAACAGGCCAATGCGGATGCCCTGGGCATTCCTTGGAAAATCACACACATGGCCGTCGGTGACGCCAGTCCGGCAGGGCTGGACAACCCGCCGCTGCCAATGCCCGACGCGAGCTGGACCAGCCTGCTCAACGAGTGGCGGCGGGCGCCGCTGAACCAGCTCAAGGTCGACGAAAAGGACAGTGCGGTCATCGTCGCCGAGCAGGTGATTCCGGCCGAGATCGGCGGTCGCTGGATTCGCGAGGTGGGGCTGTACGACGCCGACGGCGACCTGGTGGCGGTGGCCAACTGTGCGCCTACCTACAAGCCGCTGCTCAACCAGGGCTCGGGTCGTACCCAGGTGGTGCGCATGAACCTGGTGGTCAGCAGCGCCAGCAATGTGCAACTCAAGATCGATCCGGGTGTAGTGCTGGCGACCCGCGAGTTCGTGACCGAGGAACTGGCCAAGCGCGACTTCAAGCACTCGGTGCTGGCTGCGACCACGGCCGCGATCACCTTGAGCGGGTTGCAGACGATGGATGGTGTTGCGCTACAGGCGGGCGCGCGCGTGCTGGTGAAGAACCAGGCCGCTGCCAAGGACAACGGCCTGTATCTGGTTGCCAGTGGAGCGTGGACACGTTGCCCGGATGCGGACAGCAGCGCCAAGGTCACGCCCGGCCTGCTGGTGCTGGTGGAGCGGGGTACGGCCAACGGTGACAGCGCCTGGCAACTGACCACGGATGCCCCCATTACTCTGGGCGCAACGGCGCTGGCGTTTGAAATGGCGTTCGGGCGCAGCGGGGTCGCCGCTGGCACCTATCGCAGCGTCAAGGTGGATGCTTACGGCCGCGTTGTCGCCGCGACGAATCCGACCACGCTGAGCGGGTATGGTATCACCGACAGTTACACCAAAGCGCAGATTGAAGAGATGATCGCCGAGGCCTCGGCGATGCCGGTGGGAGTCATGGCAGCACTGCCGGTGAACAAGATCCCGCCAGGCTGGCTTGAGGTCGATAACAGTGCGAAGAGTATCGCTGCTTATCCCGACTTGGCTGCGTTCCTTGGCGGCGCCTACAACAACGGCACAGAACCGGCGGGTTACTTCCGTTTGCCGGAGTCGCGCGGCGCTGCATTGCGGGGCTGGGATCATGGCCGTGGTATCGACGTCGGCCGTGCGCTGGGTGACGAGCAGCTTGATGCGATGCAGCGGATTACTGGCAAATTTGGCATCCGTGGTGCCTATCAGGGCGGCGTTATGGTTGCCGATCAGGAAGGGGCTTTCAAAGCGTCCTCAACTACTACCGCCGGCTTTTATGTTGCAAATGGCAGCACCAGTGGAGCATTTCAGGGTACTGAGTTCGATACGGGGCTTGTAGCCCGTACTGCCTCTGAAACCCGCATGCGCAACGTTTCTGTGGTCTGGTGCATCAAGGCCTGGAGTGCGCCGATCAATCAAGGAAACATTGATATTGCTGCGTTGGCCGCGTTGGCCGCTCAAGCGACCGAAACCAATTTGGGTATGGTGAGAATCGCCACCCAAGCGCAGGTCAACGCAGGCTTGGCCGATGATGTGCTCGTTACACCAAAAAAACTGCGCTGGGGGCTCACGGCCAGCTTCACTACCAATGGCTACCTGGTTTTCCCTTCCTGGCTTGGTGGGTTCACTGTGCAGTGGGGCGCGCTGTCAGGTAACGCGGGAGTGCGTGACCTCAACTTCCCTCTTGAATTTCCGAGCAGTGTCCTGCAGTTGATGCTCACCGGACAAGCCAGCCAGGCGACCGTCGGCGAGTACAACGACCAGTGGGTGAACTCACTGTCGAAGTCGGGTGCGGTGATCTATGCAGAGGCCGCTCAATCCATACGTTGGCTCGCCCTAGGACGATAAATATGCAGCGCTACTACAGTCTCTCCACCGCTACTACCTACCTGGAGGGCATTCACCTGGAAATGCCACCGGATGCCCGCCCTATCACCGAAGCGCTTTTTCTTGACGTGATCGCCAATCCTGATCCGAGCAAGGTACGCTCCCACGACCCCGATGGGCTGCCCATTCTGATTGAGCCCCCGCCGGTGGTACTGACTTTGGAACAACATTCGGCCCGCGAGCGCGCAGGCCGTGATTCGCAAATAGGTGCTACGGAATGGTTAGTCACTCGCCATAGAGACGAGCTTGACATGCAGTTGACTACCAGCTTGTCAGCCGAGCAGTTCGCCGAGCTGCTGCAGTACCGCCAGGCCCTGCGCGACTGGCCCCAGTCTGAGCTGTTCCCAGTTTCTGAGCACCGGCCGGTACCGCCGCTCTGGTTGGAAAGCATCAGCCCCTGAAGCCCCGCACTGTCGGGGCTTTTTCATTCTTCAAGACCCTTCAGCAGAAAATCACAAGGCTTTGCAGATGTTGAAAGATTGCAGATGCGGCAGATGCAAACGACTGCTTGCCCGTATGGGCGAGTTCACAGAACTCCAGATCAAATGTTCCCGCTGCGGAACGTTGAATCATGTGAAGGCCACGAGCCTCGAACCATCGCCTGTGAGCGACATGAACGCGGAATGTTCCGCTACCCAGCATTCGACTCGATAGGTAAAAAATCATGGAACCAGTAAAAGTAGGCAAGCATTTCTTCAACGCTCACCCGACCACGGTGACTCAAGTCTTCAGCCCGGAAGAAAACAAGGAAGGCGTCTATCTGCGCACCGCCACCATTTGCACCGGCGGCGGCATCATCAACCTGTACAGCGGTCCCAAGGCACCTGCTCGTCTGGGTGACATGACGGTGCACGCTATCATGGGCGGAGTAGCCAGTAGCAACAACTGGCAGTACACCCAACCCTACCCACTGCTTATCCCTGCTGGCTACGGGCTGTGGACCGTCTCGAACAACTCTGTCGCCGCGATCTCGCTGACCTGGGACTTCCTCGCCTGATTTTGGCCACCGCACCTGTACCTGCAACGGGCGGTTCGCCCCGATAGTTGCCGATCCAACCTTACAAGGCCCTGCATTGCAGGGCCTTTTTCATACCCGGAGTTTACCCATGAGTGGTTTCTTTCACGGCGTCACCGTCACCAACGTCGACACCGGCGCCCGCACCATCGCGTTGCCGTCGTCCTCGATCATCGGCCTGGTGGACACCTTCACCGAAGGCCCGACCGCCAGCGCCAAGTTCAACGACCTGGTGCTGATCACCAGCGAGCGTGAAGCCATCGCCGCCTTCGGCGCCGACGCGGCCATCACCCGTGCCTGCCAGGCCATCTACCAGCGCGCCAAGGCGGTCATCGTCGCCTGCGGCGTGGCCAAGGTTGCCGATGCGGCCGAGCAGACCTCGGCCATCATCGGCAGCGTGCTGGCCGACGGCAAGCGTACCGGCCTGCAAGCGCTGCTCGACGGCAAGAGCCGTTTCAACGCCCAGCCGCGCCTGCTAGTCACTCCAAAGCACAGCGCAACTCAAGCCGTCGCCACCGCCCTGGTGGCCCTGGCCGACAAGCTGCGCGGCCTGGCCATCATCGACGGCCCGGCCACCACCGACGAGGCCGCCCTGGCCTACGCCGAAAACTTCGGTGCCAAGCGCGCCTTCCTGGTCGACCCGGGCGTGCAGTACTGGGACACCACCGCCAGCGCCACCGTCGATGCAGCGGCCTCGGCCTGGGTCGCCGGCCTGTTCGCCTGGACCGACAACGAGTACGGCTTCTGGGCCTCGCCCTCGAACAAGGAGTTCGTCGGCATCACCGGCACCACCCGCCCCATCGAGTTCCTCGATGGCGACGAGACCTGCCGCGCCAACCTGCTCAACAACGCCAACATCACCACCATCATCCGCGATGACGGCTATCGCCTGTGGGGCAACCGCACCCTGAGCAGCGACCCGAAGTGGGCCTTCGTCACCCGCGTGCGCACCATGGACATCGTGATGGACGCGATTCTCTACGGGCACAAATGGGCAGTCGACCGCTCGATCACCGCCACCTACGTCAAGGACGTGACCGAAGGCCTGCAGGCGTTCATGCGCGACCTCAAGGCCCAGGGCGCGATCATCAACTTCGAAGTGTTCGCCGACCCGGAACTCAACAGTGCCAGCCAGCTGGAGCAGGGCAAGGTGTACTGGAACATCCGCTTCACCGACGTACCACCGGCCGAAAACCCCAACTTCCGCGTCGAGGTCACCAACCAGTGGCTGACCGAAGTTCTCGATAACGCAGCTTAAGGAGCACTAGCAATGGCAATGATTCCCGAAACCCTGGCGAACTTGAACCTGTTCGTCGATGGCACCAGCTTCCAGGGCGATGTCACCAGCCTGACCCTGCCCAAGCTCACCCTGAAAATGGAAGAGCACCGGGTGGGCGGCATGGACATGCCCATCGAGATGGACATGGGGATGGAGAAGCAGGAAGCCGGCTTCACCACTACCGGCGTGCGCCGTGAGTCGCTGAAGTTCTTCGGCCTGGCCGATGGTTCTGCGTTCAACGGCACCTTCCGCGGTGCCTTCAAGGGCCTCAAGGGCGCTGTCACCCCGGTGATCGTGACCCTGCGCGGCGCGCTCAAGGAAGTCGACATGGGCGATTGGAAGGCCGGTGACAAGGCCGAGGTCAAGCACACCGTCGCCGTCACCTACTACAAGCTGGAAGTCGGCGGACGCCTGATCTACGAGGTCGACCCCATCGGCATGAAGCGCGTGATCGACGGCGTCGACCAGCTCGCGGCACAACGTTCGGCCCTGGGCCTGTAAGGACTTCTCATGACCCAAGCAAAGATCCCCAGCTGGATGAAGCTGAGCGCCGACGGCGTGGTGGTGGCGTTGACCCGGCCGAGCGAAGCCAATGGCATCAAGGTCGACAGCCTGTCGTTGCGCTCGCCTACGGTACGCGACATTCGTGCGGCTCAGTCGGCCGGCAGCGGCGACGACGAGCAGCGTGAGCTGAACCTGTTCGCCTCCCTCGCCGAGGTGGGCATCAAGGACCTGGAGGGCCTCGCGCTCAAGGACTATGGCCGCCTGCAGGCGGGCTATTTTCGCCTGGTGCAAGACGACGAGCTTTGACCCCTCCCTTCAGAAGGTGGCCGCCAGGCGGCTTGCCCGTGAGCTGAATTTTTCTGCCACCGAGATCATGACCATGTCATTCAACGACATGGTCTGGTGGCTCACGGAGTGAGCCGGTTTTGCACGCACAGGGGGACCGTATGGCAAACGCGTTAGCGTTGAAACTGGTTATCGGCGCCTCGGTCAGTTCGACGATCGGCGCATCATTCAAGCTGCTTGAGGCGCGGATCCGGCAACTCAGGCAATTGAGCAGCGAAGGCAAGGGCGACCTGTACCCGCTCGGGCACGAGACGCTGGGCAACGGGATGCTCGACAGCGCTCCTGGTGACCCGCCAGGCGCGAGAACTCAAGCAAAGACCGGGGGCGCCGTACAGGCTGCTGAAACGCAGGGCTCCCGGCACAGGCTGACATTGTTGAAGAGCATCGACGGGCACTTGCAGGTGATCAGTTTCCAGGTCGCCGATGTTGCGCGCCGGCTTTCGCAATCGAAGCCCGCCAGGGTATCCGTAAACATCAGATCGCAAGCGGCACCGCAGGCACCCGCAGGGGCAGCTGCGGCTGCTTCACTGGAGACTGCAGCGCCCGCATCTCTGCCAACCGATGGGGCACCTGCGGCGGGTCGGGTATCCGACCCGCTCAGCAGGAGGATGGCGGGGAGCGATGATACCGGGCCCCCGGCAAAGGGGCCGCAGCCCATAGGTATCATCGCTGTTGCCAGTGATTTCAGGGCAGGGCCACGGAAGGCTGGCGTGCTGGGTGGCGACGCTCCCAAAGGCGCAAGGGCGCCGCAACGCGTGTTTGTCGTCAATGCCCAGGACTTTTGCTGCGGCGCGATAACTTCGAGAAGGGGTAGAGGGGGAAGAAAGAACAGCCCCTCCAGGCGCCGACTTTCATCTGCTCCGGTTGGGCGCTGGGAAAGCATCAAAGGTTACCTCGGCAAGGCTGTTCCGGCGATCAAGGCCGCTCGAGCGCCCGCAGCCGTCGAGGCCATCTACAAGTTCGGCAAGACCTTCCTCACTGCAGAAACCACCGAGCAGAAGGCCGAGGGATATGGTGGGGCAGTGGGCGGTTTTGGTGGCGCACTGGCCGGGGCTGCGCTGGGCGCTTTCGTTCCTGTCATCGGTCCTGCGATCGGTTCGCTGATCGGGGGTATTGTGTTCAGCGAGTGGGGCTCCTCGTTAGCCAAGAAGTGGTTTGCAGACGACGATGCTGCCAAGCCTCCTGCTGGCGAACCCACTCACTTGTCCAAGTCGCTGGGCGATGTCGCTCGTTCGATGAATCCCGGCGCTGGCGAGCCGATGACAATTCTGTCGTTGCCGCCTGCGCCACCTTCGATCAGCCCTGCGCCGCAGCCGATTGCCCAACAGATCACCTTCGCCCCGAACATGCCCATCACCGTGCAGGGCAGTGTCACCGACCCGGCCCAGTTGGCGATGAACATCGAGCCGATCATTCGACGTCAGTTCCTCGAACTGACCCGTCAGGCTTCGATGCGGCAACTGGCCGACCCCACATTTGTATAAGGAGCTGCCATGACCTACATGGACCAGTTGCACTCGGCCCTGCGAGCGCTGATCGCAGCGGGGGAGGCGGGCCGGCGCAGTGCCGACGAGATGCTGGAGCCCATGACCGGCGCCATCAGCGATATCGCCGAAGCCGCTGCGGCGCTCGAGGACATCCCCTACGTCGGGCCGCTGATCGGCGCCAGGCTGCAACGCACGATGCGCGCCATCAACCGGGCGCAGCGGGGCGTCGAGAAGGTGCTGGGCCGTTACAGCCGCGCCGTGGCCAAGGTCGCGCTGGTGCAGGAGCGCATCGTCATCTTCGAGCAGAAGGCGGCCAAGGCTGCCGCAGCCATCAACAAGGTGGCGGGTCGCATCAGCCCGTCGCTGGGCACGTTGCTGCCCACCGGCAGTTTCGCGCCGTCGGTCACGCCGGCAGCCGAGGTGGTCAAGCCGTTCCCGCACCTGCTCATTCTGCAGTCGTTGCAGGCGCAGGCGCAGCCTTACTACTTCAACCTCGACACCGCGACCTTCGATGAACTGCGTCGCCAGAGCGGCTTTCGCTGGGCGGGCCAGGAGCGCCTGAGCCGCCACCCGGCGCAGCAGGCGGTGGGGCTGGGCGAAGAGCGCATCACCCTCAAGGGCACGATCTTTCCCGGTGCCAAAAGCGGGCTCGGCCAGTTGCAGGCGCTGCGCAGCATCGGTCGGCAATTGCAGCCACTGAGCCTGACCACCGGCTACGGCGAGGTACTGGGCAACTGGTGCCTGACCAGCATCGAGGAGGACCAGAGCAGCCTGGTGGCTGGCGGCATTCCTCGCAAACAAGGCTTTTCATTGGAGTTCGTGAGCTATGGCGACGATCTGCAGAACCTCTGACGGCGATCTGCTCGACAGCCTCTGCCAGCACTACTACGGGCACCTCAACGGCAGCGTCGAAGCGGTACTCGATGCCAACCAGGGCCTGGCCGACCAGGCGCAGCCGTTTGGTGCCGGGGTGCTCATCAGGCTGCCCGCGTTGACGCCCGCCCGCCAGGCCCTGGTGCAGTTATGGGACTGAGCTGGCGCGCCCCCCTGCCTGCCAGCGCTGCGTGCGCGGGCAGGCCCTTCTGGAGCAGCAACCATGCAACCTGTGTTTCGCATCGTGGCCGATGGCAAGGACATCACCGCGCTGATCAATGATCGCCTGCTGTCGCTGCGTACCACCGACAAGCCGGGCATGGACTCGGACGAGTTCGAACTGCGTATCGACGATCGCGACGGCGAGGTGGCATTGCCGGCACGCGGTGCCTTCATCGAGGTGCATCTGGGCTACGCCGGCCAGGCATTGACCCGCCTGGGGCGCTACGCCGTGGATGAGGTGGAGCTGTCCGGGCCGCCTGACAGCATCGTGATCCGAGGCAAGGCCAGCGACATGCGCGGCAGCGGCAAGACCACCCGCAGCGGCAGCTGGGAGAACGTCACCCTGCAGCAGATCGTGCGCGACATCGCCGCGCGCAATGGCTGGCAGCCAGCGTGCCCGGTGACGCTGCGCATACCGCGCATTGACCAGTTCAACGAGTCGGACTTCAACTTCATCACCCGTCTGGGGCGCCTGTTCGACTGCACCGCCAAGGTAGCGAACGGCGCGCTGCTGGTGATGCCGCGCCAGGCCGGCAAGAGCGCCAGCGGCAAGGCCCTTGGTAACGTCAGAATCAGCCGTGGCGACGTGCGCAGCTGGCAGTTTCGCATGACCGACAAAGGCACCCACAAGGCCGTGCAAACCCGTCATCTGGACAGCAAGAGCGGCCAGCAGAGCGTGGTCGACCTGCCCAACGACGACGCGCCCGACAGCCTGTCGCCTGTGCACACCGACCGCCACCTGTACCCCAACCGTAGCGCTGCCGAGCAGGCCGCCAAGGCCCGCCTGGCGGCGCTCAACCGCAGCACCGCCAGCCTGCGCCTGGAAATGCCGGGCCGCACCGACCTGTTCGTCGAACGCACCCTCGATGCCCAGGGCTTCAAGCCCGGCCTCGATGGCGAGTACCTGATCGAGTCGATCGAGCAGGTGTTCAGCGCGTCCGGGTGGAGCACCACGGTCGAGTGCAATGGCGGCAAGCAAGGCAAGGCCAGGGCCAAGGGCGGGCCGGGTAATGCCGGTCGTTCGCTCAAGGCCGGACAGGCCTAAACCCCTATGCATTTTGGAGAATGATGATGGTCATCACTCAGCAGAACTTGATGCAGATTCTTCCCGGTGCCGGCGCCAATGCCGGCATTTTTGTACCCGCCCTGAACACTGCCATGGCCCGTTGGGAAATCGACAACCCCCGGCGCATTGCTGCCTTCCTCGCGCAGATCGGCCACGAGTCGGGCCACCTGCGTTACGTGAAGGAGCTGGGCAGCGATCGCTACCTGTCCCGTTACGACACCGGCGCCCTGGCCCTGCGCCTGGGCAACACGCCGGAGGCGGACGGCGACGGTCAGCGGTACTGCGGCCGGGGGCTGATCCAGGTTACAGGGCGCAACAACTACCGCGCCTGCAGCATGGCGCTGTTTGGCGACGAGCGTCTGCTGGAGTTGCCGCAGTTGCTCGAGCAACCGCGTTGGGCCGCCGAGTCGGCTGCCTGGTTCTGGCACTCGCGCGGGCTTAACGCGCTGGCCGACCGCGGTGAGTTCAACCGCATCACGCGGCATATCAACGGTGGCCTCAATGGCCTGGAGGATCGCCTCAAACTCTGGGCCCGCGCCCGCGAGGTGCTGTGTTGAACCGCTTGCACGCCGGCGTGCTGCTGAGCCTGGTGGTGCTGGCCTGCGCATTGACCTGGCAGGTCCAGGGCTGGCGCCTGGGCCGCCAGCTGGCGCAGCAGCAACAGGCCTGGGCATTCGAACGCCAGCAACTGGCCGAGCGTGCTGCCGCCGAGCTGAAGGGCGAACGCCAGCAACGCCATGTGCTGGAGCGCCAGCTGGATTTGAACGACAACACCCATTATCAGGAGCTTCTCGATGCACAACAGGCTCAGGCACGCTTGCGTGATCGGCTGGCTACTGCTGATCTGCGGTTGTCGGTCCTTCTCGACCGCGACGCCACCCCCGACCTGCCTGCCGCCCCCGGCGCCGGCAGCCTGGATCATGGCGCCCCACGCGCCCGACTTGACCCGGCGCATGCTCGACGAATTATCGCCATCACCGATGCCGGTGACGCCGGACTGATCGCCCTGCGCGCCTGCCAGGGTTACATACGCGCGCTCACACCTTGA